AGGCATTTGGCTGTTACTGAAAGCTACTAAAGATGTCACGCTATTATCCACAAGGATTTTAGCTGAAAATCCAACTTTACAAAGTGTCAGGATAAAGGCATTCAGTCTTCCGGAAGGGTTTTGAAATTAGTTAAATGGTAGGTTTTAGCTTTATGGCAAATGCTTATAATATTGATACAGTGTTCATTTTTACTGACAAATTGTTAGCAAGGGTATCAATCGTTAGCGAGGGTTTACTGCTGAGAAATATCACTTATTTCTTATGCAACTCACGGTCGCTCAGCCAATCTAGGAATACCGGATAGTCTTTCATTTTGTCTGCCTTATTTTTTAGGTTCTCAACGATCTTCCCCATTTGCTTTTCACTTATGGAATTCGAGGCAGACTGAGCTGTTTTTAGGATATTCGTGAATTCGTTTCCGACTACACTGGTTATTAGCTGGTCTTTTGCTTCGATACTGCCGGCACCATTTAGAATTTGTGTCCTTTCCCATTTTTCCCGGCTTCCCTTTTTATAAAGGGTAATGAGTACGATACCCATCATATTCGTAATGGTTCCATATGTGCCATCATCCTCGAAGCAAAAGGTATAGCTGATTATGCCCCTGTGGAATGTTACATGTGGTCTTAACTCGGCCATCTCAGTATTGCCTGTGATTTCCCTTATCTCATCAAAGAAAAATATGTGATGCTCGATGGCTTCGATATTGTTCCGGCTGTTAAGCAGATAGTCTTTCATAATCTTTTCACAAGCTATTAAGTGTTCCAAAGCATCAATTCCGACCACATGGTTTTCTGTAAAGTCGATCAGATCTAAGTAAAGACTTCTCCAACTCAAGGACGTTAGGAAATAGAAAAGCTTGCTGTCGTAATCAAATTTTGCCTTTTCCTTTTTTATATATGGGTGAAAGAGAGTGTTTGCAAAGTATGTCTCTTTTTCGCTGAATAAATCCTCACAGTTACCACAGAGCATATAGTGTTTTTCGCTATCCTGGGCAGGGATATTCGGATTTTCAGAATTCCTGATGTTGCCTGCAGCGGTTTTCTTCAGCGTCCGCATAACCATTTTCGGAACGATGTGGCTCAACTCCAAGTTAGTCTCTGCACCACATAGAGCACACTTTTTTAATTTATACATCACATCACTACCTTAACTAGACTTCATTTAATGTGTCTTATCACGTTGGCTACAACTTTTACAGCCTTCCCACTATGCTTCAATGCTTGTCTTCCTAATGTGTTTCCTCTAATTGTCTGAAACGATAGGCTCATCTTAGTGTCGGCATTGTGTTTTTGTTTTCTATGAGCATATCAAATTTAGCGGAATTCCGTATGTATCCATTAGGTAAGCCGAGGCACTACACAAAACTTGGTGCATAGCAGGTGTAATTCCGTTGCTGTCGACACCCGGCTGTACAATGAATACTCGATACTCCGTCGAATAGAGTTTGAGTTTATTTTTTAATGTGAACACGCTTTTGTTATCCCCAACCTCGTATCTGGACGGTTTTCCTTTGCCAGTTCTGTCGCTTTCTCGCTTCATTAAACGGTCAGCTAATGCCTTGGCATTGCTTGCCCACTTTATACACTTTTCAGCTTGTCCACAAACGGTATACAAGTCGTCTACACGTGAACCTGCTTGGGCAGCACCTGAAAATTTGCAGTGATAAAATTCAACGATTATTTTTGCGTTAGTGTCATCTTCCAGTACGGCAATAACATCAGCAACCTCGCCAGACCCGTCATCATCGAAAATGAGGCTATACTGATTGTGACTTCTGAGCTCGGATATCAGCTTATACTGAATGCTGTCGCTCTCCTTACTTACACCTTGTGATTCTTTTCGTATATCTACACCATTCCAGTCCCACGGTGTAATATTCGATGCGGCAAATGTGGCTGGTGGGCTATTCTTAAGTTTGACGAGTAAATTCCCTTCGAGAGAAGACCCGTCTACAAACCATATTGTTGGCGGGTTTTCACGGAAAAATTCTGTAAGCGACGTTTCTCTACCACGGGACAAAACTATCCTAATGTTGGAACCACTCTTGTGTGTAATCGTATAATCGTTGGCGTTAATGTCGAGGGTGAATTCCTCTCTGAATTCTTCATTCCCGACATAGAAGGACAGCAGTGAGGTCTCGTCAAAAGAAGTCAAACCAATGTCAACGAGGAAAGGTCGTGCATCATGTAAGGTTGTTTTTAACAAGATTGATTCTCGCAGTTCAGCTTCAATTTCAAGCGGGAAATCAATGCGATACGGAACAACAGCCGGACGTGATTGTATAACCGCAGGCACGAGGGCTCCACTAAGAACAGTCCTTGTATCAATCGTAGAATCCAAGATTTTTACCGCCTGCTTGTCGCACCAGCTTTTCCAGTAGTTGATTGTCTCAACCCATTTTGCCCAAATCGTGCCTTTATAAGAGCAGCCAATGCTTATACTAATTCCGTTTTCAAATCCGACGCCGAATAGATTTGACTTAGTAGCAGCATGTGTTGTTGCTTGAGTAATTCCATCCGCCACATCAACGCCAGCAAACATTCTATAACGAATATGATGGTTTGATATTGCGGTTTTAAGCCCTACGGTAGAGAGCATGAGGCGGTTAATTCCTGAAAGGCATCTAAACACATCCTCGCCCGATATTCGCTTGTAACTGCAAAAAACAGCTTCGGCTAAACGGTCGGCAATTCCTTTATCAGTTGTATTGATAAAGAACACCTTTTTCTTCTCGTCCCAATAGAGGATGTGCAGATTCCAGTTGTCGTCAGTAATATCCCTACAAGTTGTCCAATCTACATTACTTGTGCGAAGCTCGGTGATGATGAGTATTTTTTCTTGCTCGTTTACAAAATGATGGCTTTTATCCTCGTTAAAGACTTTGCTCCAATATTGCCAATGCCAACTTGTTTCCGTTGTTGTATACATAAACATACTGACTTTCGGTCTTATCTGGTTGAGGGGTATTACTTCAGTCCCCGTAAACCCACGAGCCAGTTTTTGAAGTTCTACTTCGCGCCCTACTTTTTCATCGGACGTATCTTTAAGAATCTTATTCCAATCTGCATCCTGGGAATATAACTCTTCCAATGACTCTTGTATATCATCATCTACAATATTCGCAACAACGGAAGCTTCGCCGAGGTTAACTTGCGTCCGAGCAAATCGGCCTATAAACTGCATGGTTATCGGCAATGACTTATATTTGTCATGTATTGCACAAATTTTTAACTGCGGTATGTCGATGCCCTCACTAAACATATCTACACAAACGATTATTTTTGAAACACCATCATAAACGCTTTGGAGGGCTTCTTTGTTCTCAATCACAGAATTGTCACTGACAATCAATACTGGTGAGTGCTTTGCGTAATTCTGCTGATACACATTTTCGAACAACATTTTGGCCCGGGATTGCGTTGAAGCCCGAACCAATAATAAATGAGGAAAGCCTTTTGAAATATCAGTCTCAAGAATCTCTACCGCTTTTTCAGCGACGGAGATATCCTTCTTATCACTATCAAACTCGTAAATAGGATAAAAGTTTATTGCCTTGAAATATCCACGCTCTTGTGCAAGTGAAAGCGGGAAATTGTAGATTATATCACCATCGACTTTTTTACCGTCATTGCGGAATGGTGTGGCAGTAAACTGTAAGCAGCGTACTTCCTCAAAGGACTTCTTCACTCGTTTCCACGAACTCGCAGGAACGTGATGTGCCTCATCAATAATCAGCGTATCGCACTTTGTCGATAGCACTTTTAAGAATTCGTCACTAAAGCGACCCGAATTTAGCAATGACATGGTCGTCACCACAACATTACTTTTATCGAGCAAGTTCTCTAATTCGGTTTTGTCTTTCGGCGACGAGGTTACGCAAGCAACGATTGGATTACAAAAAGTATCATCTATCGCACCTATGTCTCTTAATTTGCCAAGAGAGCAAAACCGATTGATAGTCTGCTTACGTAATAGGTCGCTTGGAACAACGATACAGGTTTTCCCACGGCACTCTGATACAACGGTTGCTATCATAACCTCAGTTTTCCCAGTCCCCGTAGGCATAACAACTGTTGCTGCAGATGTTGACACCGTCCAATGCGACTTAATAGCGAATATCGCCCCTAACTGCGCCGAGCGAAATCCTGGGTCGGTTTCAGACTTGCTTTCAGGAAATCTGAAGTGGTTCGCTGTCCACGACGAAAGAACATCATCCGTGTTACCCCAAGATGAACCTTTCGGAGCATGAACGATGTAATTCTTATCGCCTACCTTTTGCTTGTCAAAATTCATGTTTTCAGCCCTCCCAAAAGCAAAATTATTACGGGTTTATTTCTTCTTCACCCACCATCTTTTTATAGTGCTGTGAATAGGCTACCATTTAATCTTCCCATTCTTAAGCCACAAAATTAGTCCACAAATATGCCCGGAACATTGTACTGGATGTCCTCTGCCTCTTTTTTTACGCTGCTATTACTACACTGCAACAAGGAGCGACGCAACTTGATTTGCTGGTTGGTATCTTCCACAACATAGTCAGATCTATGCGTCCGGATGTATGTAGAGGCCTCACGAGAGAAGCCATTACGTTGGAGCTGAATCGTAATCGGATTCGTAGTTCCGTATTCGACATTTTCGTACCAGTTATTGTCGAATTCATGCACTTCATGAATCCGCTTATATTCGTTAGAAAAACGCAAAAAGTAATTTGAGATGCTGAATAGGATGATGTTCTCAATTACCTCCAAGGTATCGGCAATAACGATATTACGGTGTTCGCGTGTGTCATTGTAATAGGTTTTTTCGTGATTGTTAATCCAGAAGTTATCTGGATGTTCCTGCCTATATTCAATGGCTTTTTTCATGATATTGCTTAGGCCGGTACCTTCCATCCACTGAATCAGGATAACGGCATACCATCGAAGAAGAGGATGTTGACCTAACTCGTTTGTTTTCCCTAATGTCGACATCTCATATTTATCCCACTTGAAAATTCTGCACAGTTTTTCAAGAAAAGCAACGACGTCATCATAATCAAACCCGTCTCCACTTTTTTGTGGGTATGCAAGGCCGCTATAAATGGCGGCAGTGAGATGTTTTGCTTGGTCGACAGAAACATTAATATCATCATCTGGCACAGCTATCGTATCTGCAAACGCTGCTTTGATTTTTCCCTCGTCACCATCAGCCATAAAAGACGCAAATTCTCGTCTGACCAGACTGTTCCTGTCGTTGACTATATCGTGCAACAGAATTAAACCGAACTTCCGCATCATGATAGATTCTTCTTCTGTTTGATTCTTTAGTTTGCCAAAATCAACATTACCGGCAATAAGCTGCTGTATTACGTGATTTTTCGCTTTCGGCTTTAAATCCGACTCAAGTGAGAGTTTCTGCTCCGGCACCTCTTGCTTAAGCAACTTGATATAATCCTCCTGCTTGATGCGTTCCCCAGCGCAGACAAGGAATACATTCCCATAAAGGTTATACTTAATTCGCCCTACACGACCGATAAGATTGCGGAAATCCACAGCCGTCATTTTTGCGCGTCCATTACGAAAATTTGTAATAAATAGGTTGTCCGCAGGAAGATTAACACCCTCAACGAGGGTACTGGTGCAAAACATTGTGTTGATTTTGCCCTTACGGAATAAATCCTCAATCCTCATGCGAATAGCAGAAGGCAGATATCCTATATGATACGCCACGCCTTTCTCGAGAATGTCCGCCAAATAGTAGTCACCATGCACCTCATTTCGGATATCCTTTGCAAGCGCACTCAGTTCATCGTCATGGTAGTTCTGCCGTTGGTCAGCAAACTCTCGCGCAAGAGAAACGGCATCCGCTTTACCGCTGCAGTAAATAATGGTTCGTTGTTTTTCCTCCATCTTTGACGGGTTGTCCTGTCTATCAAACAATATGAGAAAGTCCAGCAGCTTGGCGTCCTCTTTTTTTATGGTACTCACCGTTTCCAGTTCCTGTGTGTGTTCGTTGTATATGCTGAAGGAATGGTCGTTTAAATCCATTAAAAATTTAACCTGCGACACCGGCGAATAGGAAGAAGCCACCTTACAATCAGCAGAAATATCCGCATCGGGAAGGAGTTTCAGGTATACTTCTGGGTTTGGAATATTGGGCGATGCAAAAATCACATGGGGTTTGCTCTCGCGGCTGGCGAGCATATCGACGACCTTATAATAAAACGGAGAGCGGCTGTTTTTGCCCGACAGCTTATGGGCTTCGTCAATGAACAAGTAATCAATGCGCAATTCCGGCTTGCTAATCATAAGATACAGCAACCGCTCCGGCGTAAGAACCAATATAAAATTGTGTTCGCCCTCTAAAGCAAGGTCACCAGCAGCGGTAACCACACGATAATTGTACAGCGCCAGCAAGCCCATTAACTCGTTTATAGCCTGGCTCCTGATTTCGTTGATTAGCGCTTTGGTCGGCACAACAAGAGCATAATTTTTCTCTGCGCCGTGTATTATCTGGTCTTTGATGAACATCTGCATGATGAACGACTTGCCCATTGATGTAGGACCCGAATAGCTAAAGTAGTCATCAGTTAAATGGTCGTATATGTTTTTCTGCGCCCGAAGAAACCGCTTGTCCGGCGCTGCTGGAATTGTTAAATAATCAGTGCTAAAGGCAGAAAATATTTTTTCCATTGCCGCTGTTGCAACATAGTTCGACTGCACCAATTCCACTCCACGGTGATTCCCCGTGTTGGAAAATACAGAACCTGCATAGAGCCTGATTTCAGCATTATCCTCATAAATGCTGTCCAGCAAACTTACAATTTCCTGCGCCCACATTTTATGTTTGTCGCTGTTTTCTTGATTGGTAGATTTTGAAAGTAAGTCGGAAAAACGCAGTGCCGCAGTCACATCAATGTCGCGCATTTGGCGTTTGCCAACAAGGTTAAGTTTCTTAAGGGCATAATTGTACAGAATGTTGTCGTATAATTCATTCAAAAAATCATTGTCATCGATTTTGCCAAAGATGGCATCGCCCAAGGTTATCATTTTAGATTTGCTCATAGGGCGACATCTCCCTTCAGAACATTTCCCATAATTTCCTTTTTCTCAGTTTCTGCGTCGTTGAAGGGCAAAACGTAAAAATAAAAGGAATGAGTGTCCAGATGGTTGTCCCGTATTTTTTTAGCTATGTAAGCAGCGTGTTCCTGTATGTCGCGCTCCATTTTTTGCGTTAACACTTTTCGAAATTCAATGGTGGAGTAGCCGGATGGGTCAAGACCGAGGGTGTATCCAAGAAACGCGCCGAAAGCGGTATCGCAGGTACTTTTGTTGCCGGGGCTGGGTATCAAGATTTTAGTGATTCGCTCAATTTCATCTGTTTCAAATAATCTTGAAAGCACCGTGTTCTCGACCATTTGTATTTCGTTGGCTTCGCTCTGACCAATTCTTAGAATACTCTCAAAGACGCAGTCAATTGCATCTTTCATATCTCCTACAATGTCAGATGCACCGAATACTAGTTGGTAACACGGAACAGCGTCCGTTCCGTCCACTTCGAGCAAGTGGATGCTGTCACACCCGCTACCGTACTGCATGGCATCGTTTGCCAATTCAACCCTACTCATAAGTTTTGGTGCTTCGAGTTTTTCTTCCAAAAAGGCATACACCAGCATTTCACCAAGTTCACTGCCGGTGCCTTTTAAATCTGCGCCGCCACTTTTTTGCAAGATTCGTAGTGCCTGAGAGGAAATCATGTCAATATCATCATCAATGCGGAATTTCTCCAGTTTTGCACGGGAGAAGACATAGCGTCCGATATTCCGCATCAACAATTTCTGCAGCTCACTGGAGGAAAATTTGTTATTAAGCACATCAAGGTGAAAAAGGCGCAGTTGTTCCGGGTTTCTCAAACCGAGGCTCTCCGTGTGAGCAACCTCGGTGAAAACCTCATCGAACTTATTGCCTTTTATCGTTTTTGTCAATGGCGTCATGTTTTCCTCCTAACAGCACATGGCTTTCTCCTCGTTATTATTGATTGTCAATCGTTATATTTTTTGAAGTTTTCTGCCTGCTCCATAACCTTATCGAATACTTCCTCATCCCACTCAGGCGGATACCCGTTCTTATAGAGTAGTATTGTCAAATCCATATTAAGTTGGTTTTTGATGTCATCACGGGTAGACCAGTCAGCGAACTGCGCTTTTTCGTCCACAAGCCCCTTGATTTTCTTGGCAAGGACAAGGCATTTTTCATCAGGATATGGAAAGCCGTGGTCATCGCGCACCTTGATGAGAATGTCATAAAACGCCTTTTCCTCGTATGATATGCCGAGCTTTTCAAACGAGGTTTTGTCCGCTTGTAGGTCGGTGAATATTTTAATCAGCTCGTCTGACAGCCCATCAACAAAGTCCGCCACCACCTCGCTCGTGAAAACGAGCTTATCGCGGTTGTTATAAGTATCAATGACTTTTTTCAGTCGGGCATCAAATTCGATTGCTTTTACCTTGTTTGTCTTTCCATAGCCGGAGATGGCTTTGCGAAGCAATTTCAGTAACGCGTTAAACTTGGAAATCGGCAAATTAATCGCATCCAACTGCTTCATGAATTCATCGCCAAACAAATCTTCCGGCTTATCAGCATTTACAATATTTTCTATGCCGGTACAGGTAATAGCCTTTTTCACCATTTCTTCAACGACGCGATTCATCACTTCTGCGTCAGGCGCATCGCCCTTTGTCTGCTTATAGATGATAGAACGTACGGCAAGATAGAACTGAGACTTGGATGTTTCCGCATCGGTCAACTCACCGGATGGAAAGCAGATTTCATAGGCTGCTTTCAGCTTGCGCGAAAGTCCCATGAAGCGTGTTTCCATTTCTTTGCTTGTTTGAACGTATTCGGCAGCCATATCAAGACAGAGCAGCCGTTCCAGTGGCTTGCCATAATAGAACTTGGTGGCATTGAAGCCGTTTAAAAGTTCGTCGATGAGCGCCAAATGATTGCGGAAAACCGCAAGAGAGATATTCAGTTCGTCAATTGGGCTTTCCTGCGGACTGCCGTATTTTTTCACGGCTTCGAGCATATCTTCCTTGATGCCAATATAATCGACGACCAAGCCTTTGTCCTTGCCCTCAAACACACGATTGACACGGGAAATCGTCTGTATCAGAGTGTGCTTCTGAAGTGGCTTATCGATATACATGACAGCCAGCGACGGAACATCGAAGCCCGTAATCCACATATCTACAACAATCGCAATTTTGAAATTAGAATTGTTGTTCTTGAATTGCTTATCCAGCTTCTGGCGATATTCCTTCGTACCGCAGAGGTCGTGCAACGCTTTCTCATCGTTATCACCCTGCGTGGCTACAAGGTTGATTTTGGGAAGTGGAATCAGCTTATCCAACTGCTCGTCGGTAAACTCGGCTTCATTTTCGGCTTTGCGAGGCACACCCCAATCGGGGCGAATTGCAATAATCTCGTTGAGCAGGCTAAACGCAAGTTTCCTGTCAGCGCACACAATCATTGCCTTTTGAACAACCTCTGGTTTTTGTGCGCACAACGCATCATAGTGGACGACCAGATCAGCCGCCAGTCGTTTCAATCTATCCGGGTGACCAAGGATACGGCGCATTTCACTCATGGCACGTTTGCTTTCCTCGACCTGCTCCGGATTTGCACCGTCATCGGTGCATTTATCATAGTATTTCTTGATTTCCTTTGCCTGCTCGTCGGAAAGGATAACACGCGCCAAGCGCGGCTCATAAGCGATACGAACAGTGATTCCGTCATCGCTGGATTCCTTCATTGTATAGCTGTCCACCACGTCGCCGAACACTGCGATGGTTTCATCTATCGGTGTTCCTGTAAAGCCGCAGTATGTAGCATTCGGAAAACTGTCGCGCAGATACTTTGCAAAGCCAAAAATAGTGAACACACCTTTTTCGGTCTTTTTTAATTTAGCGCCGACACTGGTCTGTGTTCGGTGTGCTTCATCCGAAATGCAGATGATATTGCTGCGGTCAGATAGCAACCCTGTATTTTCGCAGAATTTTTGAATAGTCGTAATATAAACGCCGCCGCTGGGCTTACCATTCAGCGTTTCACTCAGATCTTTGCGGGTTTCGATGCTCCGCACGTCACTTTCGTGAAGATACCGCTTTGCGGCAACAAACAACTCGGAAGTCTGTGTATCCAAATCCTCGCGATCCGCGATTACAATAATGGTGGGGTTATTAAAAGATTCGCGATCGCGGAGTACAAGCAGCCTCGACAGGAAAAGCATCGTATATGTTTTTCCGCAGCCTGTGGCACCAAAATATGTACCGCCTTTGCCGTCACCCGCCGGGCGCATATGAACCTTGATGTTATCAAGCATTTTATTGGCGGCGAAAAACTGCGGATAGCGTGTCACAATGGCTTCGCTTTTTTTACTGTCATCAGGATAGTACACGAAATCGCGCAAGACTCTCATGACACGTTCCTTCGCAAAAGCGCCCTCTATCATCGTCAGTAAGGAACTGATTCCGTTTGATACCTTGTCTTCATCGTTTGCCTTATTCCAAGCATAATAGTATTCATAGGGTGTGAAGATGCTGCCCATTTTGGTGTTCGCACCATCGCTGACAACAGAAATGAAGCAGTACTTCATCAGTTTCGGTATATCGCGGCAATAGCGAATGGTTATTTGCTCCCAAGCATCATGTGTGGTTTTGTCTTCCGCGATGGCTGTTTTGAACTCAAAAATCGCTATTGGAATGCCGTTGATAAACAGAATCACATCCGGGCGGCGCAAACGCTCACCTTGAACCGAATACTGGTTTATCACTTTGAATTCGTTGTTCTCCGGCGTATCAAAATCGATATAGTTGACGTGCAGGGCAAGTTTGCCCGGCTCGTCGCGGGTAAGGTCAAATCCTTCGTTAATAAGCCAAAACGCCTCACGGTTTCCGTCGTAAAGCGGCGTGGAGGGAATAAGACTCAAACGGCTGATGATTTTCTGCGTTTCGTTTTCTGTTAGGGTTTCTGCAGCATATCGCGCCGCAATGAAGGAGCGCAAATCGTTCTCCAGCAGAATGTCCTCAAACTGGCGGTGGATGCTATCGCCGTGGACATAGGTATAGCCCTGCGCTTCGAAAAGCACGATTATCGCATTTTCGAGTTCTTCCTCCGTAAATTTTCCTTTTTCAAAAAGGTAATCCATCTGTTTCACCTCCAGCATCATCAGTTCCGGTTGTTCGCAAGTATTGAATCGTCAGTGCAATCAACGACAAGCATCGATTGAAAAAGTAATCATAGTATCGATTATCCTCGATTTGATTTTGGTATACTTCGGAATGCCTTATAAAGCAACTGTTACCAATATCGGAAAGCACTCGAAATTCGTTATCAAACAACGTCCGAAAATAGTCATCGCCACCCGATATCGCTGCAACAATAGTGCTTATTGAAACAGTTTTATCCTTCTTTGATGTAGCATAGTAACTTTTCAGACGCTCCAGAGCATCCCATATTTTCTCAACTGCATCTTTCCTCGCGGCCGGGTGAGGCGTTTTATAAGCCAATATTGCATCATCTAATAGTTCTTTCAGTCCTTTTTCCTTGACTTGTAATACCGTCGCTTCGATTCCTTTTGACAAAACTCCGTTTTCAACTATGCGCTCAACCATACCCTGGTCAGTTAATGTATATAGCAGACCCGTCTTCTCGAAAATTCCGTTGATAGCGGACTTAAATTCGTTGGCTGATGCGCGAGTGTTGTCGAAACTAATGTCGTAATGTCTATGGAATGAATGCCACCATCGGCTGGATATATCTTTGCAGTTGGAATACATAAACTCGATAAAATCCAGTAATCCATACTGATCAAAATTATCATCATCATAGTTCCAACTGCCCTTATGAGGCTTATCGATAATACCGTTTTGATTTCGGAAAAGCGTAGGAATTTCAAATGACATAGCTGTGCTAAGTTTACCTAAATCCAGCCCGCAACAGCCATTACCATCAGGGCATTCGTCAGGGTATTGCCAAGCCACGTTGTCAAAAAACCTTGCACAGCAGTCATATAACAATGAATACATTTCAAAAGATATGGTTTCTGTGCGCTCAATCGGTGTTCGGAGACCATGTCGTTCCGTATAATAGCTCATCGCGTTTTCTCCTCTCAGGCACTTGCTTCTTCAAGCGAACCTTTTATCAGAACTGGGCAGATATCTTTTGTTAGCTCGGTAAGCTGGTCTGCGATTTTCTTTCGTGCGATATGTTCATTGAAGATATTTACAATATCCTGCTGTATTTCAATGTCTGGAATCGGTATCTCAAATCGGCACAAATCCTCCCATGCTAAGGTCTCACGGGCGCTGCCCCAAGAATTGAAACGTGCAAAGCGATCAAATTCGGGGCGGACTAAATACATAAAGAGGTAAGCCGGTAGTAAGCCTTGTTTGGCAACATGAAATACAACATAGGAGGATGAGACAATATAAGTATCGTTGCTGTCGTTAATGGCAATAGATATTTTTTCTCCGTTCCTCGAGGTTACAGTCACATAGCAGGAAGAAGAAGGCTCAACAAGCAAATATGGTTTTAATGAAACGCCAGACATATTAGCCTTCGTTTCAATAAACTTCTTTTCAATGGAAACGCCTTTAACGTCAGTAATGCTATATTGCAAATTCGTATTTTTTTCTTCGCATACAGCGATGTATTCCCCTATAGGCTGTTTCGGAGCTTCCACAAGCAATTTTTCAATATATGCGTCACAGGCAAGATTTAAATCGTCCAACCCGCCAGAGTAAGTATTTTGGTTTGCAATCATGGCGTTGTACGCGTCTACATATTTTTGTTGAATTGGCAGTAGTGGGAGATCAAGCGTCATTTCGCATAGTGCGTCCCATGAAAAGACCTCTGTGGAGCTGCCCCATGAACGATAGCATGCCTCCCGATCCCACTCAGTACGATTAAAATGCATAAAAAGGTATTCGGGCAGAACCAGCACCTTCGCTTCAGGCTTTATCCGAAATGCAGTGTTATTCCAACTAATAATAAAGGATTCATCTGTATTGTTATATCCAAGTCCAATTTTCTTGCCGTGCGTCCTCGGATTATAAACAAATTCATGGGGATGAACAATAAGAAATTTACTCAGCTCTGTCCCGGCAACATTCGCTTTAGTTGGAATAATCTGTTTTGTGATTGTCATGCCACGCACATCTTCCTCACCAAAAAGCAACTCGGTATTTACATTAAAAGTCTGTTCTACAAGTTCTCCGAGGCGATATTTAGTCAATCCCATAGCCAATCCCCCTGAACGCCGTTTCAAGCATGGCCTGTGATTGCTTTTCCATCTTTATCACTTCGCGCATTTCGCCCTGTATCCGCGTCATTTCGGCGGCGTAGTCTATCTCTAAGTCGTGGTCGATAAACTCAATGTATTTACTGGGTGCAAGCGAATAATTCTGCGCACGGATTTCATCCACCGTTGCAGACTTACATAGCTCCGGCACATCCGCAAAAGCAGTAGTGTCTGTGCTCTGCCAATCGTCGTAAATCTTTTTGATGGCGGCGATTTGCTCATCACTAAACATGACATATTTTTTCTCATAAACAGTGGTATTCCACCGTCTCAGGTCAACAAACAAAACCTCATTGCGACGGTCACGCAGGCTACGTCCGTTGAGTGTTCGTGCAGTTTTATTGTTGTTGATAATCCATAGTGTCACAGAAATATCCGTAGAGTAGAACATTTCGCGGGGCAGTACGATAATTGCCTCCACTTTATTATTATCAACCAAGGTCTTGCGGATTTTGTATTCTTCACCGCCCGCATTCAACGCACCATTGGCAAGCAAAAATCCCGCAATACCGTTCGTTACATCAAGCTTGGAGAGCATATGCAAAATCCACGCATAGTTGGCGTTTGCCACCGGCGGAATTTCATAACCTTTGAAACGGTAATCATCGGTCAGCTCATCCTCGCCGCGCCACTTTTTAAGGTTGAATGGCGGATTAGCCATGATGAAATCCACCTTTGTATCCTTATGGCGGTCGTCGGTGAAGGTGGATGTGGCGCGGTCACCAAGATTATGTGCGATGCCGCGAATGGCGAGATTCATCTTCGCAAGCCGCCAAGTGTCTGGGTTGGATTCCTGCCCGACAACGGAAATTTTCATTCTGTTGCCGTTGTGCCGCTCCACAAATTTGATCGACTGCACGAACATACCGCCGGAACCGCAGCAGGGGTCATATACGACGCCCGTGAACGGCTCGATCAGCTCTGCAATCAGATTGACAATACTCGCTGGGGTGTAGAATTCACCTTTTTCGGTTCCGGTACCGGAGTCAATTGCAAATACCTGCAGGAAATATTCATATACGCGACCGATGAGGTCTTTCTCATGAAAACGGTCCTCGTCGATTTTGTTGATTTCATCAATCAATCCTTTAATTTGCTCCTTACGTGTTCCGAGCGTAGAATAGAAGTTCTGCGGCAACGCACCCTTAAGCGGCGGGTTTCTGTCCTCGACATCAGCCATTGCCTTATCGATTATGACAGCAATATCGTCCGCGCTGGCGTGTTTTACAAGGTAAGACCACCTTGCGGTTTCATTGATATAGAACACATTGGCGCTGCGATAGAAGGAGTCCTTTTCAAGGAACGCTGGAACATCGCCATATTCCACCATAAGCTCCGCACGGCGCTTTTCAAATTTATCACCAGCGAATTTCAGAAATACCAAACCCATGACGGCGTCGCGGTTCTTTTCGGTGCCGCCAACCGTACCACGAAGGGCATTGCGGCAGTTCCACATTATAGATTCAAGAGATACCTCTTTTACATTTGCTGCTTTAGCCATATATTTTCCTCGTTTCTGGGCAGAAAGGTAAGTTTATCGCCATTTGCCCACTATAATTCTACGTTATCGTGTGTACCTAAAAACGGACTTTACTCTGCGGTGTCATCGTCCTTTTCGGTAGTTCTGTCATCAGCTCCGCCAGAACGAATCCAGTCGTCCAACTCGGAAAGCTTAAATTTCCACAGTCTACCAACTTTATATGCAGGCATATTTCTTTTGGCAATCCACTGTAAAATGGTTTCCCGGCCAACGCCGAGATACGCCTGTACCTCTTTTAATGTAGACCATTTTTCAATGCTTTTGTCGCTCATGTATGAACCTCCATATATCTTGTACTGTTATTTGCTTTCGAATTTTGCATTTACGGTGATGCAAAACATCTTCTTGTTATTAGAAAAGCAGTTGTTTCCGTCGCTGTCGTGCATTTCCCATATGCAATCCCAGCTTCCCTCAAAACCACGGGCATTAAAGCCTGTGGTTATTTTTATGCTTTCGCCCGGAGGAGTGTCGGGAATATCAAGGATGTTCGTATCTGCTCGCGGACGAACTTCCGTGCGGTTTGAAAAAACGAGCTTTCGACCACGCCATGTCTGCTTGCCATCGTTTTGAATCACCCAAGTGTGCTGGAACTTGCCATGCGCCGTGGTGGAATATGTCCTTTGCGGCTGAAATGACACATACGCGCTGTCGTTTGGATAAAGCGGCGTGAGTTGTGGCACTGGCTCATCATCCGGCTCTGATAAGTAACGCTGATACTCCATAGCAACAATGTCGTCCACATCGTCAGCTTCGCTTGTAACGAATAATACAAATTGCGATGATAGTGCTTTTGCAAAGGTTTTATTACTTTCTTCCGCCGTAGGCGGAATAGCAAATGCGGTCATTGCCTTGCGCAAATTGTTTCCGCTTATGTTTTTTGAAAAAAATACTGATAAACCCGAGCTGTCAATTGGGCGTGGAAAGCTTGCTCTCATATCTGCTGTGAGTTTACGGTTTCCTTTATAAATCATTCGTTGTGTTTCCAAATCGCTGCTCGTTTGCTTCCATGACGAAAGAGTAAAGTGATTGCTTCCGGCAGATTGAAAGCACCGTGTGACAAAGAGGCCTTGATTTTTCTGATTATCCATAACTGGATAAATCATCTTGAAATACTCAGATAGTTTCATAAAAATCGCCTCGCTTTCAATGTACCAGCTTTTGTACCACCTGTACCATCGCAGGTGGATTTTTTGTACCATTTTGACCCTGTATCATAAAAACAGGTGGTAAGGGCGATGCACCGCGACAGCCACAACGCAGGTATTTAAAAGATATTATATCACAATACGGTGTAAAAATCAATTCACTTGCACAATTCGAGTTATAAATCCACAAAGAAAGTTACTTCTGTACTGAGCAAGCACGCCCACCACACCTAAAATTCATTCAATGCCTGATTTGCAATAAGGGCAAAGGATACACAAATCGTTCAACACTGTCACCACAAGTGGCTGTGAGCGATGAGGAGTACCCTTGACCTTTTGCGCCCATTTTCAGGCTGCAGGGTCTGCATACTTCTCGCCGCAGAACCTTTTGTGTTGTCCTTTGACCCCGCACAGGCGGAAAGGACAATCTATGAAAAAGCAAGAAAATCAGCAGCAAAAAAAGCAGTATTTTATTCCACTCAACTGTGAACTCATCCCGGTCAACGAGGATGTTTACCAGGAGTACTACCGCCCAATTTGGAGGACGCATTATCACGCCTGTAAGCATGGGCAGTGCGGCTGCACGGACTGGAGACGGTGCGAAGGTGACTGCGGTCTCTGCCGTTACCGCACTGCGGGTGATTCATTATCGCTTGACGCCGAATACGAAGGTGAGGAAGGTTCAAAGTTGACCTTACTGGATACCATTGAGGACTCGGCGCCGAATATTGTGGACATCATTGCGGACAAGCTCCTTCTTGAAGAACTGTTCCGTGTTCTTGATGACCTTGACCCCGACAGTCGCCGCATTTGTGAGCTTATTCGCCAAGGAAAGACCGAACGTGAAATTGCGGCTGAGTTTGGTGTGCGGCAATCCACGCTCAATTATCGGAAAAATAAGCTCATGGACAAGCTTCGTGAACACTTAAAAGACTTCAAATAATCATCCATTTTGCCCTTCGGTCGTCACTCGGCGGCTGAAGGGCAAATATTTTTCTGATTATTTTCGTTCAAACCCACCGTTTCCCTCCAGTGGGTAGTGAGGGAGGAAAACGATACGCCCTCGGACAGGAGGTAGACGAAATGAATCAGACCGTTCAAACAGATGATGCCCGTGAGCGTGTGTTGGATGAGGAACTAATCGGCGTCCTCACTGCAATTTCTGTGGTGGCAAAGCGTCTGGCGAAAAATCTTACGTTGCTTACTAAACAGAGCCAATCAAATGAAGGAGGAAAATCAGATGAGCAAAATGAGCGAACTGGCCGCAGAAATCGCGGAACTGCGTAAATGCGCGGAAACCATTATCGGTATTGCCGATTCTTTCACCGAAATGTTCAGCGGCAATGACGAGCCGGCAAATGCTCCCGCAACGGAATCCGCGCTTACGTTGGAAGCGGTCAGAGCTGTCTTAGCGGACAAGTCCCGCAACGGACACACCGCTCGGATTCGCTCTCTGCTCCAAAAATACGGCGCAAGCAGGCTGTCAGAAATTGACCCGGTTAACTACAAGGCTCTGCTTGCAGAGGCAGAGGTGCTGGCATGAGCAGTCACGCCCTTTTATCCGCTTCCTCTTCCCACCGCTGGCTGAACTGCCCGCCGTCCGCACGGCTCTGCGAGAGCTATGAGGACAAGGGAAGTGGCTACGCCGCCGAAGGCACCGATGCGCACAGCTTGTGTGAGTTCAAGCTGAAATCGGTACTCGGTGTGGAAGCGAAAGACCCTACAGAGAGGCTTTTATATTACAGCGAGGAAATGGAGGACTGCGCCAACGGCTATGCCTCCTATGTGCTGGAACTGGTGGAAGCGAGAAAGCAGACCTGTGCTGACCCGGTTGTGTTGATTGAGCAACGTGTCAACTTTTCTCGTTGGGTTGAGAACGGCTTCGGAACAGCCGACTGCATCATCATCACAGACGGGACGCTCCGAGTAATTGACTACAAAAACGGGCTCGGCGTTCTGGTCGAGGCGGAAAACAATCCTCAAATGATGTTATACGCGCTCGGCGCTCTGGAAATCTTCGACGGCATCTACGACATCGACACGGTCAGTATGACCATCTATCAACCGCGTCGTTCCAATGTCAGCACCTTCACGCTGTCAAAGGACGATTTGTACCAATGGGCGGAAGATACGTTGAAGCCCGCCGCCGAACTCGCCTATGCCGGTGGCGGCGATTACAAATGCGGCGATTGGTGCCAATTCTGCAAGGCGAAACACGACTGCCGCAAGCGTGCGGAATACAATCTGGAACTTGCTAAATTTGACTTCCAACTGCCGCCGCTGCTCACCGATGAGGACGTTGAAGAAATCCTCGGCCGCGTCGATGAACTGGTATCCTGGGCAAACGACATCAAAGACTACGCCCTGCAGACAGCGGTCGGAGGCAAGGAATGGCACGGCTGGAAGCTGGTCGAAGGTCGTTCCAATCGTAAATATACAGATGAAGTGGTCGTGGCTGAAACCGTTACGGCGGCAGGTTTCGACCCCTATGAGCGCAAGGTTCTGGGCATTACCGCCATGACCTCGCTGCTCGGTAAAAAACGCTTTGAGGAAGTCCTCGGCGGTTACATCGAAAAGCCGCAAGGCAAACCGACGCTCGTGCCGGAGAGCGATAAACGCCCGGCAATCAACACGGCAAAGCAAGATTTTAATGATTATGAGGAGGACAAATAATATGTCTAACAATGAAAAAACAAGCAATCCCATGAAGGTTATCACCGGCATCGACACGCGCTGGAGCTACGCAAATGTCTGGGAGGCAAAGAGCATCAACGGCGGCACGCCGAAGTTTTCGGTCAGTCTCATCATTCCCAAGACCGATACCCGCACCGTGCAGAAAATCAAAGCCGCCATCGAAGCCGCATACCACGAGGGCGAAGCCAAGCTGAAAGGCAGCGGCAAGTCCGTGCCGCCTCTCGCCACCATCAAGACCCCGCTCCGCGATGGCGATACCGAACGCCCGGACGACCCCGCTTACGTAAATGCCTACTTCATCAACGCAAACTCCGCTACCGCTCCCGGCGTCGTCGACGCAGACCGCAACGTGATTCTCACCCGTTCCGAGGTATACAGCGGCGTGTACGGCAGAGCGAGCATTTCCTTCTACGCCTTCAACTCAAACGGCAACAAGGGTATCGCCTGTGGACTGAACAATCTTCAGAAAATCCGCGACGGCGAACCGCTTGGTGGCAGAGCCAGTGCTGAATCCGATTTTACAACCGACGAGGACGAGGATTTTCTCGCATAAAAACCAGATACCCGAAGGGTGGCGGAGCAATCTGCCACCCTGTATGGGTTTATGAAAGGGCGGTTGATTTATGAAATCACTCAGCATAGACATTGAAACTTACAGCAGTATTGATCTCTCCAAATGTGGTGTTTACCGCTATACGGAAGCGCCGGATTTTGAAATTCTGCTGTTCGGATATTCCGTTGACGGCGGTGAAGTACAGGTGGTCGATATTGCAAACGGTGAAAGCATCCCAGAGTACATTCTCACAGCTCTTATGGATAACGACGTGGTCAAATGGGCGTTCAACGCACAGTTTGAGAGGGTCTGCCTTTCCCGGTATCTACGGGATATCGGATGTTTCGATAACACAGGTTACAGCATTTCTCAGGATACTGTCGGCAATTACCTCACCCCGGAAGCGTGGCGATGCACGATGGTGTGGTCGGCATATATGGGACTGCCGCTCTCGCTGGAAGGCGTTGGCGCGGTGCTTGGTCTTGAAAAGCAGAAGCTGACCGAAGGCAAAGATCTCATTCGGCATTTCTGCGTACCCTGCAAGCCCACTGCCGCAAACGGGCAGCGCACACGAAATCTGCCTTCGCACGTCGCAGAGAAATGGGTGACCTTCAAATTATATAACAAACGCGACGTCGAGACGGAGATGTCGATACAACATAAACTGTCGAAGTTTCCCGTGGCGGATTCCATATGGGACGAATACCACCTCGACCAAGAAATAAACGACCGGGGCGTGGCCCTGGATATGACGCTCGTCAGAGAAGCCGTCGCAATTGATACACGCTCCCGCTCCGAACTGACACATATGATGCAGACCCTCACCGAACTGGACAATCCCAATTCGATTATACAAATGAAACAGTGGCTCTGCGACCAGGGGCTGGAAACGGATACCCTCGGCAAAAAGGCGGTAGTGGAACTCTTGAAAACAGCGCCGCCGGAATTGCGTGATGTGTTGACGCTCCGTCAGCAGTTGGCAAAATCTTCGGTGAAAAAATATCAGACGATGGAAAACGCGGTCTGCGCCGACGGACGCGCTCGCGGTATGTTCCAATTTTACGGTGCAAACCGAACCGGGCGTTGGGCTGGCAGACTGATTCAAATGCAAAATCTGCCACAGAATCATCTGCCGGACTTGGAACAGGCTCGTGGTCTTGTGCGCTACGGCAATTTTGAGGCTTTAGAAATGCTCTACGACTCGGTGCCGGAGGTACTTTCGGAACTGATACGCACGGCTTTCGTTCCGATGCCCGGACGCAAGTTTATCGTTGCGGACTTTTCTGCAATCGAAGCCCGTGTCATTGCGTGGTTCGCAGATGAAAAGTGGCGGCAGAAGGTCTTTGAAAGAGGCGGCGATATTTACTGTGCGTCCGCATCTCAGATGTTTCGCGTCCCCGTGGAGAAACACGGTGTGAACGGGCATCTGCGGCAAAAAGGCAAAATCGCTGAACTCGCACTCGGTTACGGCGGCTCTGTAGGTGCGCTCAAAGCAATGGGTGCTCTGGACATGGGACTGACCGAAGACGAGCTGCTTCCGCTCGTGTCGGCCTGGCGTTCCGCCAACCCGAACATTGTGAGCTTCTGGTGGGATGTCGACCGCGCCGCGATGAAAGCTGTGAAGGAAAAAACTGCGACCGATACACACGGCATCTGCTTTGCGTATCAGAGCGGGATGCTTTTTATTATACTTCCGTCCGGCAGACGGCTCGCCTATGTGAAACCGCGCATCGGAGAAAATAGGTTCGGCGGCGACTGCATTACCTATGAAGGCGTCGGCGGTACGAAAAAATGGGAGCGCATCGAAAGTTACGGTCCCAAAATCGTGGAAAACATCGTTCAGGCGACAGCCCGCGATATTCTCTGCTACGCAATGCAGACGCTCCGCCATTGCTTTATTACTATGCATATCCACGACGAACTGGTCATTGAAGCCGACAGGCGTATGTCGCTTGAAGCGGTCTGCAAACAGATGAGCCGCACTCCGCCTTGGGCGCAAGGGCTTAAACTCCGCGCCGACGGTTATGAGACGGATTTTTATAAAAAAGACTGAATTTTTTCGTTCAAGATCCCCATTTCCCTCCAGTGAGTTTTGAAGGGGTATTACCCCTAACAAATTCGCTGGAGGTTTTTATGAACACTATTCAAATTTATCGCTACGAAAATTGCGATGTGCGCACAGTGAACAAAAACGGTGAGCCGTGGTTCGTTGCGGCGGATGTATGCAAGGTTCTTGAACTCGGCAATCCCACAATGGCTTTGGAGCGTTTGGACGAGGACGAGAAAGCCCTCATTTCAATTGAGGGCTTGAGCAGAGGGAACGACAACGGAAATATCATAAACGAACCCGGCTTGTACACGCTCATTCTCGGCAGCCGCAAGCCGCAGGCACGGGCGTTCAAACGCTGGATTACTCATGATGTCATTCCTTCCATACGTAAGTACGGCGTTTATGCCACAGACGAACTGCTCGCTGACCCGGATGTCCTCATCGCCGCATTGCAGGAACTCAAAGCGGAGCGCGAGCATACAAAATTGTTACAGCTCACGGCGGCGATTCAGGAACAGCAGATTGCCGAGATGCAGCCGAAAGCCAGCTATTATGATCTCATTCTTCAAAACAAGAACACCGTTCCTATTACGCAGATTGCCAAGGACTACGGCATGAGCGGCCGCGCGTTTAACAAGCTGCTTCATGAACTCGGTATTCAGTACAAGCTGCGTGAAACATGGCTTTTGTATCAGGATTATGCCAATCAGGGCTATACACAGTCCCGCACCCACGCTATCGATGCCGACCGAAGCGTTATACACACTTACTGGACTCAAAAAGGCAGACTGTTCCTTTATGACCTGCTCAAAAGCAAGCGCGGCATTCTGCCCGTAATTGAGAGGGGTTTGGAATGAGTATAGACAAATACAACGCCGAGGGATATTACGACCCGACCGCCTATGAAGCGATGACCGTCATCGAAAAAGAAGAACGTGCGCTTCGGGCGTTCAGACCCATTGTGTATATCTGCTCGCCCTATGCCGGAGATACGGAAAACAACGTAAAATTCGCGCAGAGATACAGCAGATTTGCGGTAGACAAAGGCTATATTCCAATCGCGCCGCATCTCCTGTTTCCGCAGTTTATGAATGACGCCGATCCCACAGAGCGAAAGCTGGGTCTGTTCTTCGGAAACGCCCTGATGAGCAAATGCTCCGAGGTATGGGTATTCGGCGAACACATCTCAGCCGGTATGGAAACGGAAATCAAACGCGCCCGGTGGAAAAATTACCGCTTGCGCTATTTTACTAAAAGTTGTGAGGAGGTTCAAAAATGATGTTCACGCTATACCGTGCCGATTGTATCGGCAATCGCGGGAACTGCCTGTATCCGAATAAGATAAATGTCACGGACGAATCCGCGCTGAAAGAAGCGGTCAGATGCGACTATGTGTGCGCTGAGTACCAGAACAGCTACCGCAGCGGAGCCAATTACATCGGCGCGGACTGCCTTCCCGTCGACTGTGATAACGATCATTCGGAAGACCCTTCTGACTGGGTCGCTCCCGCCGACATTGCCGACGCCTTTCCCAGTGTTAAATTCTCCGTGCATTACAGCCGCAACAACATGAAAGAGAAAAATGGCAAAGCCGCAAGGCCCAAGTTTCATGTACTCTTTCCCATCGACCGCGTTTCCGATGCAAGCCTTTATGCGGATATGAAAAAGTTGGTCTGCGGCATCTTTCCGTTCTTTGACACACAGGCTCTTGATGCCGCTCGATTCTTTTTTGGTACTGTTACACCAGAGGTCGAACTACATTCCGGCACAATGAACCTGACCGCCTTTTTGCAGGCAGATGACTTCGATGCAGATATGGAGAACAACGGTCAGCCCCGCGTCATTGCCGAGGGAAGCCGGAATGCCACTATGTCACGATTTGCCGGGCGCGTACTTAAGCGGTACGGCGATACCGAAGAGGCGCATCAATGCTTCTGCGATGAAGCCGCAAAATGCTCTCCGCCGCTGGACGCACAGGAACTTGCCATCATCTGGCGCAGCGCACGGAGTTTTTATCAGCGCATACAGCGGCAGGACGGATATGTACCGCCGGAGGTGTACAACTCTGATGTTTCCTATAAACCCGGCGATTTCTCCGATGTCGGACAGGCTACGGTTCTTTCAAAAAACTTCGGCAGCGAACTCAGATATTCACCGGCCACCCATTACATCCGCTACAGCGAAAATTACTGGCAAGAAACAGAACCCGGTGCACAGGCGGTCGCACAGGAACTCACCAGACGCCAACTGGACGAGGCGACCAGTGACTTGCTGACCGCTGTAAAAATGCTGTCGGAGGTCGGCGCGCAGGAAATATTGGACACCACTTCGAAGAGTAAGGCCGAGTCGCTGTTCAATGATGAGCAGGCCGAAGCCTACTCCGCTTTCCTTGCCGCGAAAGCATATCAGTCCTTTGCCATCAAGCGCAGGGAGTCGAAAAACATCACGGCGACGCTACGGGAAGCACATCCGATGCTGGAAATTTCGCCGCGAGACCTTGATACGGATTGCTTCCTTCTGTGTACGCCTGCTGCTACCTATGATCTTCGCAAAGGTATGGGCGGTGCAAGAGAACATTCCCCGGAGGACTATATCACTAAAATTACCTCCGTTTCGCCCGGCGATAAAGGCGAAAAGCTGTGGAGGGACACCATCAACCTTATTTTCTGCGGTGACCGGATTCTGATTGATTATGTGCAAATGGTCTGCGGCCTTGCCGCCATCGGCAAAGTATATCTGGAAGCACTGATTATTGCCTACGGCGACGGCCGCAACGGCAAGTCCACCTTCTGGAATGTGGTATCCCGCGTAATGGGCTTATACAGCGGAAACATCTCCGCCGACGCGCTCACCGTTGGGTGCCGCAGAAACATTAAGCCGGAAATGGCCGAGGTCAAGGGCAAGCGCCTATTGATTGCGGCCGAGCTGCAGGAAGGTACGCGCCTGAACAATTCCGTCGTAAAGCAACTATGCTCTACGGACGATGTATTCGCGGAGAAAAAGTACAAAGACCCGTTCAGTTTTACACCCTGCCATACGCTGGTTCTTTACACAAACCACCTTCCGAAGGTGGGTGCTTCAGACGCAGGAATATGGCGCAGGCTGATTGTCATTCCTTTCAACGCCAAGATTGAGGGTGAAGGCGATATTAAAAATTTTGCCGAATACCTTTTTGCCAACGCAGGCGAAAGCATTCTTGCATGGGTTATCGAGGGCGCGAAAAAGGTTATCGACATCGACTTCAAAATCCCGCTCCCGAAGTGCGTTAGCGACGCAATCGAGGCGTATAAACGGGAAAACGACTGGCTCGGTCACTTTCTTGAGGATAAATGTGAGCTTGGCGGCAACTTTCGGGAAAAGTCCAGCGACCTCTATGTCGCATATCGGAATTACTGTGCCGAAACGAATGAGTTTGTACGCAGCACCACGGATTTCTACGCAGCCATTGAGAATGCGGGCTTTAAGAAAATTAAGCCCAAGGGCAGGAGTTTCATTACCGGGCTTCAACTGAAGGTTGACGACGGTGATTTTGAGGACTTCTTGAACTGAGGGTGAGGGTCGATGAGGGTCAAATACTAAAAGTCCCTTTAGGAGTAAAAAAATTAGTCTAAAGAGAGTTTTATGAAATGACCCTCATAGACCCTCACCCAATATGAAATTCGCATTATGGAGGCTCGGAATATGAGAGAAAAAACAGTAGAAGCAAAACTCGCAAAAGCGGTAAAAAGCATGGGCGGCATCGCGCTGAAAATATCATCAGCTAATTATGACGGCTTTCCCGACCGCCTTGTACTTCTCACTGATGGGAAGCTGGCGTTTGTGGAACTGAAGGCACCGGGCAAGAAGCTGCGTCCCTTGCAGGAAAAGCGAAAAAAGCAGTTAGAGACACTTGGCTTTTCGGTATTCTGCATTGACGGTATAGAACAGATTGGAGGGATACTCGATGAGATACGAGGCACATGATTATCAGAAATACACCACCGAGTATATTGAAAATCACGATATAGCCGCCATATTCCTTGACTGCGGACTTGGTAAGAGCGTCATCACACTGACCGCCATAAACGACCTGCTGTTTGACAGTTTTGAAATCCACAAGGTTCTGGTCGTGGCTCCCTTGAGAGTTGCCAGAGATACATGGCCTGCGGAGTTTGAGAAATGGGAGCATCTGCACGGGCTGACCTATTCCACAGTGATCGGCAGTGAGGTTCAGCGCAAAGCGGCTCTCCTGAAAAAAACGGACATTTACATCATCAACCGTGAAAATGTGGAATGGCTGGTCACCAAAAGCGGTCTGCCCTTCGACTACGATATGCTGGTGGTCGATGAGCTATCGTCCTTCAAGTCCTATCAGGCAAAACGCTTCAGAAGCCTTTCGTCGGTGCGGCCTAAGGTGAAGCGCGTGGTCGGGCTGACGGGAACGCCGTCCTCCAACGGTCTTATGGATTTATGGGCGGAGTTCCGGCTGCTGGATATGGGCAAACGTCTCGGACGGTTCATTACTCATTTCCGCAGCGACTATTTCATTCCTGACAAGCGCAATCAGCAGATTGTGTTCAGCTACAAGCCGAAGCCGGGTGCGGAGGAAGCGATATACCGCCTTGTGTCGGATATCACCATAAGCATGAAATCCACCGACTACCTCAAGATGCCGGAATGCGTTATAAACGAAGTTCCCGTTCGGCTCTGTGAAAAAGAGATGGAATGTTACCAGACACTAAAGGACGATTTGATTCTAAGCCTTGACGGACAGGACATCGACGCCGCCAATGCCGTTGGGCTGTCCAATAAACTGACGCAGATGGCGAACGGTGCGGTTTACGGCGAAGATGGTAAGGTCATAGCGGTACACGACCGAAAGCTGGACGCGCTGGAGGATTTAATAGAAGCCGCCAACGGCAAGCCCGTGCTGGTAGCCTACTGGTTCAAGCATGACCTTGAGCGTATACAAAAATGCTTCAAGGTGGAAAAGCTGGACAGCGCCGATTCTATAAAGCGGTGGAATAACGGCGACATCCCCGTGGCGGTCGTTCATCCAGCATCCGCCGGGCATGGTTTGAACCTGCAGTCGGGCGGTTCCATGCTGATATGGTTCGGACTGACATGGAGCTTGGAACTGTACCAGCAGACCAACGCCCGTTTGTGGAGACAGGGTCAGACTGCTGACACGGTGGTCATTCACCACATCATCGCCGAGGACACCATTGATGAGAAAATCATGGCGGCTCTGCGGAAAAAGGATAAAACACAGTCCGCGCTTATAGACGCCGTCAAAGCAGACTTAAAAATCTAAGACAATCTTCGACAATCCGTGCCAATCCGAGTGAATTTTATTATTCGGAGGTACGTCATGAGTACAACAGCAGTGAAAAAGTATCTGTCGCAGGCAAGATACCTTGATATGCGGATTGATTCTAAAATCCAGCAGATAACCTCCCTCAACGAACTGGCTACGAAATGCACGGCGACGCTGACCGGGATGCCGAGGAATCCCAATCACGGCACGTCCACAATGGCTGACGCCGTTGCGAAGATTGTGGATTTGCAGGCAGAGATCAACCGCGACATTGAAGAACTGGTGGATTTGAAGAAGGAAATCACAGGCGTCATCAAGTCCGTTTCCAACCCGGAGTATCAGACTATTCTTGAAAAACGCTATCTGTGCTTTCTGTCTTGGGAGCAGATTTCGGTGGACATGAATTACAGTATGCAGTACACCTTCCGTATGCATGACCGTGCCTTGACGGAAGTTGACGCTTCTTTGAAAGTGGAGAGTCAAGTTGATTGAATGAGAGTCGGTTTATATGATATTCTTATAATGCGGAAACAGAATACAGAGAGCCTTGTGGGAGCAATCCCACAGGGCTTTTCTTGTGTAAAAAGAGAGCCGTTGTTACGCGGCTCTCTCTTCCTCATTCTTTGTCTTCAGATTTTATTGTGATGACAGGTAATGAGGTTTTGCCATCGGATGGCAACTGCTGTTCATTAACCTTTTTGATGAGAAACTTTAATGCGGCATCGATATCTTTGTACTCAAGCTTTAGTGCCAACTTCCCATCAAAGAACAGATACAGCGCGCTGTCATCACCTTTGACTCCTACTTTTTTGATGTTGATTTCAAACCGTGTATTCATTGGTACACCTCCTTCATAATAGAGCGTGTTTTTTTCGCGAGTCATAGCTCTTCATAAAAGCCCATGTAAATTTCGCGTGCTCATCGCTCTTTATGACAGGAGTTATAAGTTTTGTAAGAGGAGGTGAACCGATGCCCTACAAACCAAAGCGTCCCTGCGCCTACCCCGGTTGCGGTCGGCTCGCTGTGCGCGAGCAATACTGTGCCGAGCATCAGAAGGTCATGGACAAACAGTACAACAAGTACGAACGCGACCCGGCTTCCAACAAGCGCTACGGTAGAGCTTGGAAGCGCATCCGCGACCGCTACATCAAAGCGCACCCGCTGTGCGAGGAGTGCCAAAAGCAAGGTAATCTNACCCCCGCCGAGGAGGTACACCACATCCTGCCGCTCTCACGCGGCGGTGGCAATGCCGTAAACAACCTTATGGCGCTCTGCAAGCCTTGCCACGCACGTATCACCGTCGAGATGGGAGACCGCTGGCACGATCGATGAGGTTTGTACTACATTTTGATACAAACCAAAATACAATCATTCATCCCGTGACCCGGTAGGGGTATCAAAATCTCTAAAACAAAATTTCCTGGACAGCGGCGTGGGGCTTCGTGTTAAAAAACGCGGTTTCAAACGGTGGAATAGGCCCAGCACAAAAGGAGTGTGATGAAAATGGCGAAAGACGGCACCTGCAGAGGCGGCGCTCGCATCGGTGCAGGCGCAAAAAAGAAGCCGCTCGCCGATAAGATTACAGCCGGAAACCCCGGCGGCAGAAAACTGACCGTGATGGAGTTTTCCGACACAGCCGACCTTCAAGGTCAGGCGATGCCGGAGCCAAACAAAATGCT